CCCCGTCAATTCCAACCCATTCAGCCACTGCAGCCCCTGCAACGCCGGCGCGGCCTTTTGGACTAGGAGACAAGCATCATGGTGGGTCTTCTCGATTTCTTCACTGGCGGCGATCCGACCGAGATGGCGCAGATCGACCCGCGCTACGGCGTCCCTAAGTCGGACGTGCGCGACGCGGCGGTCAATACGCTGGCCAACATCAGCGCAACGCTGCTTGCAGCCGGCCAGCCGATCATGCCAGCGCAGCGCGCGCAGATCTTTTCTCAGCTGGGCCAGGCAGCGTCGGGCTTCAACACGGATCTGTACAACGCCTCGCAGCGGCGGTTGATGGCGGCGCAGATGGAGGCTCGTCGCGCTGAGGGCGAAGAGCTGAAGCAGATCCAAGATCTGATGAAGAACCCCGAGGCCTTCAAGGCGCGCACCGGGTACGACCTGCAGCAGTTTGGCGGCATGCGCGCCCAGGACATCAGCCAGGCGCTGCGCCAGATCAGGATCCAGCGCCTCGGCCGGGATCCTCTGGAAGCCGAGCAGCGCCAGCTGCAGGTGGAACAGCTGAGGCGGACGATGAACGAGCCGCGCACGGTGGAAGCCGGTGGCGCGCTGTATCAGTTTAATTCCCAAACCCAACGCTGGGATCGCGTCACGGAGCCGCGGCCGCAAGGTGGTCTCGAGGGTGACGCGCAGGCCACCATCCTGCAGGGCATGCGTAATCCCGCCATGGTAAACACGCCTGAATATGCGGTGGCCTTCACGCGCCTTTACGGCCCGCGCACAGAGATCCGCAATGGCGAGGTGGTGACAATCCAGCCGGAGGTGCCGGTGGGTGTGCCTCGGCCTAGCGCGGCGGCCGCGGCAGCTGCCGCTCCTGCAGCGCCGGCGGGTGAAGCTTCTGCCGCGCTTGGGGCGCCTCAGGCGCCGCCGGGTGGAGATACCCGCACGGTCACGACGCCAGGCGGTGGTCAGGTGTCGATCACCAGCACGCAGCCGCGCGCGCTCTCGCCGGATGAGCTCAAGCTCAAGGAAGAAACCGAGAGCAACCTTCAGAGCATGCGAGATGCCGAGGGTTCTTTGCGGGAGGCGCTGCGCCTCAGCCCGCAGGCCTACGCGGGGCCGGGCGCTGGCCTGCGTGGAGCGGCGGCCGGCGCGACGGGCTTCGACCAGAATAGTGCGGTGGCAACGCGGTCTCTTACCTCGATCATGACCGAGCAGGCGCTGTCTCAGCTGCGTTCAATCTTTGGCGGGAACCCGACCGAAGGCGAGCGCAAGATCCTGCTCGACATGGGCGCGTCGGCAAACATGAGTAGGGCAGAACGTGAAGCCCTACTCAACCGGGCGATCGACGCAGTGCAAAGGCGCCAATCGGCAGCGGAACGCCGGCTGCGCGAAGTCGGATCTGGCGAATACGGGCGAGTGCAGCCCGGCTACACGCCCCCGGCAGCTGCTCCCAGCGCGCCCGCGCTCCCCCCTGGCTTTGAGGTCGTTCGCTGATGAGCAATGTGGCAATCAACCGGGAAACCGGCGAGATCTTGGTCGTTGGCGAGGACGGTCAGTGGAAGCCGGCGCAGCGCGCCAGGAACCCGCAGACGGGCGAGGAGATCTTCAACGACGGCACGCAGTGGAAGCCCATCCCTGCAGCGCCTCCGCCTCAGCGCACTGCAGGGGAAGGCCTCGCGCGCGGCGCTGGGTTGGGTCTGCGAACCTTTGGGGACATTGGCGCGGGCATGCTTGCTGGGGCCGCCATGGGCGCTCCTATCGGCGGCGTGGGGGCGATCCCTGGCGCGATCGCCGGCGGCGTGGCTGCAGGCTTCGCGCGGCCTATCTCTGACCTGGCGGTGAGCGCCTGGAACGCAGCAACGGGTGGCAATCAGCGCACGCCCTCGCAGGCTTACGACGAGCTCATGACGCGCGCCGGCGTGCCTCAGCCGGAAGGCGCAATGGAGCGCATGACCAGCACCGCGGCGCGGGCGGGCGTGGAGACCATGCTGGGCGCGCGCCAGGCTCGCGCGATCGCAGACGCGCTGCCGGTCTCGTCGCGATTCGGTCGGCCGGTAGCCGAGACCTTGGCGGCTGGACCAGGCGCGCAAACCGCGGCTGGTACGGTGGCGGGCGGTACGACGCAGGGCCTGCTCGAGGCTGGAGCTCCGGCGCCGCTTGCTGTCCTCGGCGGTATGGCCACACCTATGCTTCCGATGCTGCGCCCTCAGAACGTCTTCCCGGCGCGCAACCCTGGGCCGCGGGTCGAGAACCTCGACGTGCTGCGCCAGGCCGACGTGCCTCTCACGCCGGCGCAGCAGCTGGGCAACCCCAGCGCCTCGGTCTTCGAGAGCGTGATGCGTTACCTTCCGACCTCCGCGCCCGCGGTGGCGCGCGCCGAGGACAACACAATGCGCGGCTGGACGCGCGCCGTGAACCGTCAATTCGGCCTCGACAGCGACATCGCCACGCCGGAGGTTCTGACGGCCTACCAGCGCCAATGGGGCCAGAAGGCAGACGCGCTTGAGGCGGCGACCAGGCTTCGCCCAGACGACACCTTTGCCAACCAGGTAAGCGGCATGCGGTCGCAGTACACGCGCGGCCTGGACGACGGCCTGTACCGGGCCTTCGACAGCCAGCTGCGCCGCGTCGAGGAGTTCGTGGCGGCGCGATCTCAGGGCGCTGAGATGCCGGGCGCCAATTACCGGGTGATCGACGGCGAGCTGCGTTTTGCGGCCGACAGCGCCAAGCGCAGCGACAATCCAGCCATCCGCGAGTACGGCAAGGCCATGGAGCGGCTGCGCGACAGCTTCCAGGGTCTCATGGAGCGGTCTGCCTCCCAGACGCCTACGCAGGCGGCCGGCGCGCCTGGTGGCGCTCCAGCTCGAGGGCCGGGCAATCAGCAGCTGCTGCCGGGCCAGGCGCAACTCCCCGCGCCCGAGGGCCGCGCCCTGCAGACCACTGGGGGCGGCAACCTGCCCAGCACGCAGATGGCAGGCAATGCCGGCCAGCAAGCCGGCGGCTCAAACCTGGCCCAGGCGTGGAAGGATCTCAATCGCGACTATGCGCTGTTCTCCCGCGTCAGGGATGCCATGGGCAGCGCGACCGGCAAGGACAAGCTCAACACGGGCTTCATCCCGCCCAGCGCGCTTGCGCAGGCTGAGAGGGGATCTCTGGGACCGGAGGCCTACGGCTTGGCGCAAGACCCCTTCACGCGCCTGGTGCGCGCCGGGGAAGCCATCCTGCCGAACCCGACGCCCAACAGCGGGACGGCGCAGCGATCAGCAACGCAGGATCTGCTTACTGGCGCGCGGCGCGGCGCTCCTGCTGCGGGTGCCGGTACGGCGGCGGGGATGGCCGGATACGGTATTGATCCGCTTCTGTCTCTCGGCCTGCCCTACGTTTCGTCTAAGCTTTGGTTTGGCCGGCCAATCCCGCCGGAGCGTCAGGGCTTGCTGGGGCTGCAGGCCCTCATGGGCGCGGCCGATGCGGAGCAGTACCGCTAAGAAAAAACCCCGGCCTTTTGAGGGGCCGGGGAGGTGCTGCTAGGGAGGACAGAGAAAGAACGCCACGGCCCACCTTGGCAAGTCTGCATGCCCCAAGTCAACCATTTTCTTTTCGTTACCCGAACAGGCCGCAAACCCTGCTTTTCGGCGCACCAGATGCGTCGCCTGTTGCACGAAAATCAACTAGATAGCACGCGGGGTCGGTTCTCACATGATGGTGGGATACGCGTCCAACCATCATGTTTTACTTGAAAGTTAGCGGCGGCTTTACCCGACCGCGTTACCCGGCCGGGTAAAAGCCGGGTAATCAGGCCGCCATTACCCGTTCAATGCTGTCCGCCAGGGCCTGGTCGTCGCCGGTCAGGACGCCGGCGTAGACCGCCAGGGTGACCTCCACGTTGGCATGCCCCAGGCGCTCAGAGATCGCCTTCAGCGGCAGTTTCTCGCGCAGCAGGTGGGTGGCGTGGCTGTGCCGGGTGGAGTGCAGGCAGTAGCCCTCGTCCAGGCCGATGGCGCGCAGGGCGTCCTTGGTGGCGCTGGTCATGTAGGACAGGGTGGGCCGATCGCCCCACTTGGTGACCAGCACAGGGCGATTGGGCGCCTGGGCAGCTGCGCGCAGCTCCTCAATCAGAACCTTAGGCAGGCGGATCGACCGGATGGATTTCTTGGTCTTGGGCTTCTTCTCGTACTCGACGGTGCCGATGCGCACGATCGTGCGGGAGACGTTGATCACGCCCAGCTCGAGGTCGACGTCGGACCAGCGAAGGGCGCACATCTCGCCGCGGCGCATGCCGGTGTGCAGCGCCAGGCGGAGCATGCGCGACAGGAAGGGCTTGTCGGCCGCGTAGGCCAGCAGGGCCTTGATATGGCGCTTCTCGAGAGGCTTGCGGGGATCGCTCTCGCCCTTGGGCGCGGCCACCTTCTTCATGGGGTTCTTGGTCAGCACGCCGGCCTCCACGGCCTGGTTGAACAGGGCCTTGAGGTGGTGGTGCGTGACGGTCATCGTGCCGGGCGCAACCTGGCGGATGCGGCCCAGGTAGAAGGCCTCAATGTCGTCGCCCGTGATGGAGCGAAGAGGGCGGGCGCCGTAGTCGCGCAGGAAGGGGGCCATCAGCACCGCCTGCCCCTGGGCCGTGAGCTCCGAGATCGCCTTCAGCGCGACGCGCTTGGCCTGCCAGCGGGTCCAGTACTGCTTCACGGTGTCGTCTGTCACCTGCACCAGGTCGCCGGCGCGGTGGCTCTTGAGGATCTCGATGCGTCGCGCCTCGGCGTCGATCTCTGATCCCTTCAGCGTTTCAGTGCTGAATTTCCGCTGACCGGCCTCGTCCTTGGTCTCGATGCGGATCCGCCAGACGCCAGGGGAACGCTCAAATTTGGTCACCTTCATTGCCATCTCCATTGGTTTGTACCCCCAACAATAGTGGGATTGCGTCTAGCGCGCAAGGCGCTTTCCTGGCCTTTCGTCGGGGCGATAATCTTTTTTCGCAGGGCGTATTTTCTGTCTTGCGTCTAGCCCGTAAGGCGGTCTACAAGATGAGACCGACGCCGATCGGGGCGAAGGGAGCAATGGAGATGCAAATGCCGACCGACAACCAGATCAACCTCTGCAAGGCGATCTTCGCCAATGACTACAACGCCTTCAACGGTCGCCCACCCAGCGGTGTTGAGTTCGTTCAGTCCAATTTCCAGGTCTGGAGCGATTGCCTGGATTGCACGTCCGAGCGCGTGAACCTGCCTTCCGGCAAGGCGCTTTCCGGCTTGGTCTCCTCGGCCGTGCAGGCTGGCCTTGTCGGATCAGACGGGGAGGCTGTGTGGCTCACCAGGGCCGGTTTCGACGTCGCCTCTGGCGCAGCGTCACAAGTTCAAGCTTAAGGAGGAAGACATGAGAGATTTCAACGCGCCAAAATTTTGGGTCGAGGCGATCCTCGGCACCATCGGCTTTATCGCCGTGATCCTGCTCATTCTTGTGGTGGGAGCGATCGTCCTGTGAAGAAGCAGATGCACATCGTCAGGCCCGAAACGCCTGGCCGGATCCGCGCGCGCATCGAGGTGCTCGAGCAGTTCCTCAAGCAGGCCCACCCCGAAAGCCACGAGGCCTATCGCCTGCAGCAACAGCTGGGCGAGCTGGGCCGCCAGCTGGCCGCACTCGACGCCAAAGCCATGGAGAAGCGCGCATGAGTATCCCGAACATCCTCGAGGAACGCGGCAAGACCCATGGCCCCTACAAGGAGCAGGCCACATGGGCGCAGAACATGAAGCGCGCCATGCGCTGCCCTGACGGATGGGACAGCCTCACGCCCTACCAGCGCGAGGCCCTGGAGATGATTGCCCAGAAGATCAGCCGCGCCCTACACGGCAACCCGCACGAGATCGACCACTGGCGCGACATCGCGGGATACGCCACATTGGTCGTCAACGAGCTCGAGGGCTGAGGCCCTCCATGCCTTCCGCCGTAGTGGCGGAAACCTCCGCCGGTTTGCCAAGTCCCTCCCCCTTAGCGG